TACTTCTCAATAGACGAGAACTTTTCTTCAAAACGGTTTAGCAAGTCCTTTGCCTCAGCCAAAGTACACCCGATAGATGATGCAATCTTGTCAGGGCCTACGCCGTAGGAGATAGCAAGAACTAGAACCTTGCCAGCCTTACGGTCTACGCCCATGGTGTCACCAATGGTTGTGTACACGTCGCCACCAGTTCGATAGTTCTCTGTCAACACTGGGTCGCCTGAAAAAGACGCAATAACTCGTGGCTCAATCTGAGAGTAATCGGCCACAACCAGTTTGTAGCCAGGGGGTGCTACAAACAGGTTGCGGACCAACTTGCCGTAATCTCCAGACGAGGGGATGTTCTGGAGGTTTGGTTCTGAAGAAGAGAAACGGCCTGTCTCTGCTCCGTGAGCCTTAAAGTTAGTGTGTACACGGCCATTGATTAGCAACGACTTCTTCTGCGTAATCTTCTCTTTGCCTTTAGTAGTGCGCTTTACAGAGCCACCCGTGTATGGGGTTACGTAAGTAGTCATAAGTTTGTTCAAGTCCTGGTACTCCAAGATTGCGTCTACCAGGTCGTCCTTACCACGGTAGTACTCTAGGGCGTCCGCAGATACTGAGAAGTGAACCTCGGTTAGTTCTGCGCCGGCCTTCTTTGCCTCAGCACCCTTAGGGGTCAGCGTGTTCTTAAACTTAGGGTTGGGAGTAATGCGGGCTTTCTTGCCATCTTCTCCAACGAACAGGAGACGCTGCTTTGCAGGGACAGAGTTGATGGCAAATGCTTTTCCTGCAGTCTTGTAGCAGCGGGCTTCTGCAGCCATCTTTCCCTTCTCAATTTCTTTAGCAAGAATCTCTAGCGCATCCTGGTCTATGTAGGCACCGGTAAGCTCCATGTCGCAAAGCGCCATCAGAACGTCGGCCTCTAGTCCCCAAACCTTCTTGAGGTTGCCGGTAATCTTAGGAGCCAGCGCTTTGTATAGTCCCCAGGTAACTTCGGCATCGATGCCAGAGTACTTTGCTACGTCGCTGAATGAGTGCAGTGCTACGTTCTCACCGACACCCTTTTCAACTTCAATGCCAAGCTCACGCTTAACACATGCAGCCAAACCAAGGTCAAACTTGTTTAGGTTGTTCACGATAAACGCAGCCATCAGAGTGTCGAAGTGTGGCTTGCTGGGCACACGACCGCCGTAGTACTTGGCTACTGACTTCAAGTCAAACTTAGCGTTGTGAGCAATCTTAAGTGCTGGGCCAAACATGATTGGCTCGATGGCGTCGAATACCTGACGTGGGGTGAGCTGCTTGGGGGCTTCGCCAAACTTGGCGGTCCACTTGCGCTCGTCTTTAGAATAGTGCGATTCAAGAATTGGCTTGCCCTCGGCTAGTCGGCGCTGACCAGTAAGAAGCAAAGGCTTGTCGTGTCCCTCAAGTTCACCGTTAGGGTGACCCATGGGGATAACGTCGGTGCGACCATCTGTCGCAAAAGAAATCCAGCACACGTCGTTAATTACTGGGTATAGACGGTCTTCGCCAATGGTCTCAGTGTCCCATGCGAACGCATCTACTTTTGAGTAGAAATCTACGAACTCTTTTAACTGTTCTGGTGTTGTGATTATGTTCATGTTTGCCCTAATGAATGTTGTAGGGGGCTGAGGAAAACCCCAGCCCCCATTGGTGAAATGACTAAGCGACTAGTGCACGAGCAACGTCAAGCAACTCTTCACGAGGGCTGATGTAAATTGCTTTGGTGTCGTACTTAGCGGCCTTGGCAGCAGCAGCGTCAAGGTCATCCGCATCCATTTCCCACTCTTCAGCAAGGTCAGTGGCACGTACACGCTCAAGGGTGTACTGGGTGTCACGGCCCATGCCTAGACGTGATACTGACCAGTAGTACTTAGTCAGTGGACCACGGCGGGGGTCTTCGCCGGCAGCCTGTAGCAGGCGTGCCATGGTAATAGGTACAGTCATAATCTGTACTTCAGGAGTTCCATCCGAGAATCCTAGGATGTTAAACGCAAAACGAGCTCGTGGCTTGTCTCCTGCGATTGTGCAGAGAGGGCAGTCGTCACCTAGACACACGAAAGACTTGCGTCCTTCACGGTCAATCCAGTGCTGCTCGTAAACCATAAATGGTTCGTCGTCAAGGAAACGAACTAGCTGTGCCTGGTCCGAGAACTTAAAGTCGGAGGCATAAGCGTTGCTCTTGTCCTTTGGCTTTAGGAATGCAGATGCTGCTTCCCATCCGGCCTGTACAGTGGTGCCATGCTTTGGCTTGGCGTCTACGCTGTCTTCAGTGAGGTACTGAGCAGCATCGATAGTTGGGTTATTAACCATGATGTTGTTTCTTTCTAATCGGCCTTATCGGCGGTTTATCGGAGAGTTGGTTAACTCTCAGTTTCTTCCTTCCAGCGGCGAACAATCGCCTCTGTGAGGTCTTCATGCTTTTTCCACTCTACACGAGCAGAGCCTAAAAGTCTACGACGTGCAAACTCTTCGACAGCAATCTCAATGAGCTTTCGTGTGTAAACACGATTGCCTAGTACCTTTTTACCATTCAAAGTTTTAGAACGCAAGCGGTACGGAGCATTAGGGATGTATCCCTTCTTCTCCCACAGCCTGATAGTGACAATCTCTTTTTCTAGTGCCAGTGATAGCGCACTAATGGTAAACAACTCTGTCTCTACCCCTTTAAGAGTCTTAACAATCGGGTCTGCGTCCCAACCATTTGACTCTCCCATTGCTTTCTTTTTGCGTTTTACAGCAAGCTCTGATGGTTCACGGCGTGGCTGTTTAGACCCAGGTACACGGTCTAGTCCCTCAAATGATTTGAGGATTTCAGCTTCGCCACGAATGGTCATTCTAGCTCTTCAAAGTCCTTAGCGCCCACACTACAGTGCTCGGGAACATGTCGTCTAGCTGCTCTTCGGTAATCTTACCTTCGTAAAAAGCAGCCATCAACTTGTCCTCGTCTAGAACAGGGGTCAGCACAAAGATTTCATCCTTAAGTCCGAGCTCAGAAAGAATCTCGTCTGCCTTAGGCTCGTTCAACTTACGAGTAACACGGCGCTGCTTTTCCAAACGCACAACGCCGTCAATGTCAGCGCCAAGCTCTAGCTGGACGTTGCCCTTGTCATCTTCGTAACCGTCTTCGTCTAGGTGAGCAAATAGTCTGTCACGTAGTTCTTTAGAGCGGGTTTCCATCTGGTCGATGTTTTTCTTTACGTAAAGGTATTCCTTTACCTGACCTGCTACGTCGTCAGGGGTGACGAAAGTGCGGGTTTCTTCTTCAATGCGTTTTGCCATTAGGCCCTCCTAATTAGGTTTACTTAAGAAGTTTATCAAACTTCCGACAGTTAAGTCAACCCCACCTTTTTCGTTAATCCCAGTACCATCTAGGATAGCTCCGGCGACGTTGCTTTTCTGTTTCAACATATCGTACTGGCGTTGCTCAATTGAGTCAAGCACCAGCATGTCTTGGATTGTAATGCTTGGCCAGGTGCTGGAAGCCCTGTTGATTCTGCCGTTACGTTGCACGGCTAAGCCTGCGCTCCACGGTTGGTCGTAGTTTACAAGCAGGTTGGCTTGAGGCAAGTCAACGCCGTAACCACCGGCGTCACTACTAACAAGTACACGGCAAGTTGGGCTCGTTTGGAAAGTGACCTTAGCTTCTTCTTTTTGTTTTGCGTTCATTTCGCCCGTATACCCAACCGCCATGTACCCAGCGTTCTCCAGGTTAGCGACAATGTCCCATACTGAAGTAACGTAACTAGAGAATACCACGGCCTTGTAAGTTTGGTCGATGTCAAGATGGTCTTTTAAGTAATCTACTAGGGCGTCACGTTTTGGCGCTTTCGTGAGCTCGTGAACTTTTTCCGATAAGGAGTGGATGTAGGCGCTGCCCTTGCCGTTGTGAGCCTCGAAATTGCTTACGCTTTCTACCAAAGTGCTAAACCCAGAGCACAGCATTCGCATCGCACCAATTCTTGACATGATTTGCCCCCGCAGTTCGTTAGCCGGGTCACCTGGGTCGTACTGTTGCCCGTAGTGTGAGGCCACGTTAAACGATGAGCCAAACATATCACTAGCCTCTGACAAGACATCTTTAAGGTCTTCAACAATTAAGTTGTAAAGTTTTTGAGACTTGCTATCCAGTTTGACTAATACCGGTTCACGGTAAATTGCGTCTGGAAGGTACGGCTTTACGTCTTCGTCTTTTTGCGATTTTCTAACAGAGAATTGTTGGAGTCGGGCGTGCAGCACTTCAAGGTTGCGGTATCGTTGGACTCCACCGAAATAGTTTCGGACTATGAACGTTTTGTCAAAGATGTCAAAGCGCCCCAGCACTTGGGAGTTGACAAACTGCATGATGGAGAAAATCTCCTCGGGCTTGCCGTTCTCTATCGGTGTTCCTGTGAGTGCGAATCTGATAGGTATTCTTTTTGCAAGGTCTTTAACTCGTTTAGCTCGTTTAGCCTTGAAGCCCTTGATAGCCGTAGCTT